GACTCTGGAAGAATGTCGCAGGCAGATATGAAGTCAACGGCAAAAAAGTCTACGGAAAACAAATTCTTGCGAACCCTGATGAGTATTTCACCGAAGAGGTTATGGCTAGATTAGAGGAGATTGCTAGAGAAGAATATAGTTATGGATAAGTTCATTAGAACGTATCCGATGCTGACTGCTGACGTATGTAAAACTTTAATAGATACATATCAATCTTCTACAAAAAAAGAAAGAATAGATAATTTTCTTACACCTCAGTTCACTCAAGTCAATTTGAATGAATTAAATGCTAAGGGGTATCAAAAATTTACACAACTTCTATGTTATAAAGTATTAGAAATAGTAAAACAATATAAGAAAGATTTACCACAGTATGCTGAATGGTTTCCACAAAAAATATTCTTTGAAGAATTAAGAATCAAGAAGTATGAGCCAGGTACAGATGATCAGTTTCTTATTCATACAGATGTTCAAGATCATGAGAGTGCTAAAAGATATCTTGCCTTTTTAATCTATCTGAATGATGATTTTAAAGGAGGGGAAACTACATTTCCTTACAATAAATTGACAATTAAGCCAGAAACTGGTAAAGTATTAGTGTTCCCACCAACATGGCAGTATCCTCATAACGGATTGCCAGTTAAGTCAGGAAGCCCAAAATACATCATGAGTACATACCTTCATTATAATTAATGGAAACTATTGAAAATACTATCATTCAGAATCTTGTTACGAATGAGGAATATACTAGGAAGGTATTACCTTTTTTAAAACCAGATTACTTTGATAAGACGCATGAAAAGATAATCTTTGATGAGTGTGCTAAATTTATTGTTGAATACGATAAATGCCCTACAAAAGAAATACTTAGTATTGAATGTGAAAAGAGAAAAGATATAAATGATGATACCTACAAAGAGATAGTAACTTATCTAAATGATATTGAACCTACTCCTACCTCAGAAGATTGGCTTATAGATACTACAGAGAAGTGGTGTAAAGAAAGAGCAATCTATCTTGCACTGGT